GAGCAAGGCTGGATATCCATCCAGGATATCCCTAACCCTCCTCGCTCGTACTTTATAAGTACGAACTACAGGCTTGTGCAAGAAAGGACACAAGCGCGGAGAGGCAGGAACTCCCAAAAAGGAGTACCATCCAAGCCCTGGTGATGTATCATGAAGCACTGGAAGCAATCCCAGCAACTTCTCAATCTCATGTTTCATGAGATCGGAAGTTCGCCAACATCCAAACTTATGTAATAAGTTTGACGTAGCGACCCATGAGACAATACCAGACGAATTACGCCTGTTGGAAGGAAGCATCTCGCGAAGATAGATTGGAGTTACATCTACCCCGTGAAATGCATCTGCTCCACAAGACTCTCTGAAGTTACCTTTCCAGAAAGACTTAGTGGAATTAACCTTACAATTGTAGTATGTAAGGGCTTCCAAAACAGTATCGGTCTCATCTGTGGGGACAATTATGTCATCCCCAAAGATGTAAACCTGCTTAGCGACCTTGATAAGATCGCGGCAGGATGGTGGACTGCTTCTTTGCTTCCAAAGGAGGGCATGTACGATAATTGTAAAAAAGTACATGCTCTCAATCGGAAAACAAAGAGCGCTACCCATGGATGCAAACTTCTTCAAGTCAATAAATGACATATGAGGAAGTTGCGCTCGTTTCGATCTACATGCCTCAATTGCTCCCAATAGTTCGGGATTACATTGGAGCATCAATCGAACCATCGACAGAGGAACTCTGTCCGATGCATCAGACAAGTCAATAGTAGCAAATGACTTATCTTTTGATGCGAGAATTGCTCTCTCCTGATTAGGAACTTGATCATCAAACCGAATTGAATTTGATGTAAATTCCGATCGTTTTATCCTTTGACAGATAAAACGACTCAGTGCCTGTTGTGTATATTGCATACAAACAGGTTCGATAGCAATAATCCTGGGTGTTTTGAGGGTCTTAGGCACTGAAATTACCCTAGTGGGAATTTCATCCGATTCTGGGATCATGGTTAAATTATTTAATCCATGAACGTCACAAAGCATATGATTTACCGAAGTAAAATAATGCTCAGTGACAGGGAAGAAACGATCTAATCGATCGTTCCACACCACGTGAGAATACTTAGCGTTCCCGCTAATACTCTCAGCAGTAGCTCCAGGACCGTGCTTAGGCACCAAGTCGAAGGTATTAAGTTCGACTCCGAGGATAGATCCCCAGATGGTAGCGGCGACAGCACAGAAGTGCTGTAATCGCTCATCATTGGGAATACTAAAATCGTCAAAACCAAGCTCATTTGTAACGTACTTCTTGAAGGCAGAGAAATTACGTGCATCATTGCACGGGATCCTGACCTTCTTAAAGAACCTACAAATTTGCCGAACGCAATAGACCGCTGAAATAGACGGTTCATTGGCAATCCCTCCATTTGTTCCAAATACGAGACTTGTGAAACCCGACAAAAAAGTCGGGAGACACCCCTTCTTTCTCCAACCAGGGAAAAAGGTAGAGTCTACGTGACCTTGCTCTAGAGCTCTTTCGAACTCAGAAGCAAAGTCAGGCAAGGTTATCGTGAAAAACGATATGCCTTCGTATTGGGCTCGTTTCTTGATTGATTCAAGATCACGAGCGGTTTCGACCGAGCAGATACTCCCCGCATCCGCGAGAAGTGCCGTACTGAGGTTGATCAGGCTTTTCATACTTCCTCCATAACAAGAGGTTACGTAATCCTTAGCCAGTCAACTGCCACAGAGTGATCCTAAGATCAAACTTTCTGTAACAACAGGCTAAGCCTGTCAACCCGAGACTTTAGGTCTCGGAACCGAGTAGCTTAGCAATATTGCCCGCAGTAAACCAGGCAATAAAGCCGTCGACAATGAAATCTAAATCGGCATCGGAAAAGCCAAACTTTGGCTCATCGATAACGAGATAGACACCCGCTGACTGTGAAGAATTCACAGCAGTAAGCGGATCAGCCGCAATCACAGTCTTGTCAATTCTGACCATTCTGCGAGTGCGATTCTTTGTCGTCTGATGAGAAATCCGAAATTGGAAAGTCTCATCCGCGGTTCTGTACGTTGAATCTGTTGCCCCAACTTTAATGCGGGGCATAGATTGAGCGACAGCGTTGATTGTTACAGTTTGTGGATCAGTAAACATGGCAAACCTCCTACGGTTATGTGCAACAAGATGTTGTTACCAACATCTGTTAATCCTAACCAATCTTGGACAAACCAAGAGAGCCTAGGATAGCGAGCTGGTATCCGGACAAAGCGTCGGATGCCAGTCCAACCCCAAAAGGATTGGCAATCGCACGGCCTTTACTCGATTGAACTTGAGTAATAGACCCCTCATACTGCTCACCTCGGTGACCAGTGAGGTACGATTGTTGGAACACGGTACGTTGAACAGTTTTCATTACGTACCCGTGTCCAGTCACGGCTTGACAACTTCCCACTGAGAGATTCGATAAAACGTCTCCCACATTGGAAAAATAGTCGATAAGCCATGACCACGGAATCACTTCCCATACGTTGGCTGGAGTTATACTTAAACCATATAACTTCCGGATTGTTTTCCGGCGCCATTCAGGAGTTCCAATGATATTCATCGGAATATAATACCTGAATCTGCCTTCAAACCAGATTCTGACTTCGTCAGAAACCTGTCCAACGTATGATGC